CAAGATTTTCGAAGCCCATGATGGAACCGTCTGTTATAAATGGTGAATACATTAATCCTTATAATAACAACTTGGAAAAGATGGATCAGCCTATTGTTACTTTAGATAATTCATGTCTTGAACAAATATTTTCTGTTGCTAAGGATAGATTCTCCATATTATCTGAGCTTGTTCCTGTTAGGCTTACCCCACTCACTGTCGAAGTTGCCATAAATGGAGCTCCAGATGATCCATTTATAAAGAGAATGTCTCGCCAGAAGAGTGGTGGTTATGGATTTCCAGGTAATAAGATGGATCATCTTATAACCGATGACATATTAAAATCAATGCCTAAAGAACATTTGATAGAGCGTATTATAGAAATAATAGAGAATTATGAAATGGGCAATTCATCTATGCCCATATATAAAGGAGTTCTTAAAGATGAACCGCGACCACTTGAGAAGTGTGTAAACGGCAAGACTAGAATGTTTTATGTTAGTCCTTTAGATCAGGTTATAATTGCTCGTATGTTTCTATTTCCATTCTATAGTTTAATGGTTCAACATGGACACATATTTTGTACAGCAGTTGGTATGAATCCTTTTCTTGACTTTGATTCTTTATATGATAGATTGGTTTCTTTTTCTCCAAATATAATGGAAGGAGATTATAGTGGATACGATATAAACATACCTTATGATATAAGAAGAGTAGCCAATGCGGTCTTGTTGTCTCTTCTCGGAGATTTGGGATATGATGAGAAACAACTTAAAGTTTGTGCGGGCATTTTATCTGATAATCTTAACATTTCTGTAATTGTGCTTAAGGATATTTATATTAAGAAAGGATTGCAACCGAGTGGTAAACTTGGAACTGCAGAAGATAATTCGTGGTGTCAGTTATTTATGCTCATGTATTTTTATTACATGTCGGGTGCTGGTACTTATGGTTCTTTCTTTGATAATGTACTTCCTCTTACTTATGGAGATGATTTGATAGCTGCTGTGAAAGATTGCGTAAAGCACTTGATTAATAATAATACATATCAAACCTTTTGTGAAGAACATTTTAATATGATCTTCACTTCTGCTACCAAGGATCTGGCTATGACTGATTTTCTTTCTATTTCTGAAACGTCATTCCTTAAGCGATCTTTTAGATATAGCACTATTCTGAAGAGACATATGGCTCCTTTAAATCTTGACTCATTATATAAGAGCTTGGAGTGGACCATACCCTCCTCTTTCGAAGCTCCGCCGTCACAGCTTCACAATACTATAAACTCTTTTTTAATTGAGGCCTTTATTCATGTTCATGAAGAAAATAAGTTCAATCATATTAGAGATGATATCATTTCTATATATAATGAAAAGTTTGGTATTATTAATAATGAGTTTATAACTTATAATAAGATATTAGATACGTATCTTAATCAAAATAAAAATGTTCCGATAGCAGAATCGTTAATAGCATGTGGAAAAGACTCTCGTTCGAAGTCTTTCCATATTGGTGGGTTTAAGCCGCATTTTTGTAGTTTTTTACACCATAAACCTAAAAAATTACACCGAACGCGCACGGAAGGAACCTTATCCCTTTCTTCCAAGTGTGAGAATTATTGGATCCAAAATACATTTTTAAATAAACCTTTAGTTGGAAATTATCGGTGCATCAGTTGTTATGTACCGACCTTGCCCACTATAGAAGAAGAACAACATTATATTTCCGAATCATCCATTACTCAAGAAATGAAAACGGGTGAGATCGGTGATTCCAATATCTCCACAAACGTTATGGATGCTGCTGGCAATGAAATTGACTATGAACTAGCTGGTGTTTCTAGTTATGTTAATAATGGTCAAAATTGCGTGGCAGATATATCCACATTTTTGCAGCGTCCCATTCTTATAGAATCTTTCTTTACTGGAAGTAGTGTTTTTAAAACATATAAAATATGGGACCTTATGTCGCAGAATGCTAGAATTCGGGCCAAATTTGAAAAATTTGCTTACTTTGCTGGTGACGTTCAATTAAACATATCAATTTCAGGGACTCCTTTTCATAAAGGCAAATTGTTGATATCTTATCAACCTTATGCTGAAAATAATTACGCTTTACAGGCTTTGCTAAATAGATATTCTACTGATCCTGTTGCGTTTAGACCTCCTCTCATTAATTACTTGTCACAAGCTCGACATGCAATTGTCATGGACGTTAAGGACAATCAGCCTTTAAATATTACTTATCCTTTTATATCTCATAAACCTATGTGGCGGTTATTCAACAATTCTCC